GGTGGGGGTGCATTGATATTGACGAATATAACTTTGATCACACTAGCCTCATTAAAAGTATTAGGAATCATAAACTCCCATTAATAGTTTGCCGTAGTAAATCAGGCGGCGCACACGTATTTTTATTTACACGAGAAAACATTCCTGCATCATTGATGCAATCAAAATTAAGAGAGATGGCCATCATACTTGGTTATGAAGGTTCAGAAATATTTCCAAAACAAACAGAGATACTTGTTGAACGTGGGGACACTGGTAACTTTTTAAATTTACCCTACTACAATGAAATGAAAGGACTACGTTATGCTATCAACGATAATGGCGCCGGTTGTACACTTGAGGAATTTTATAAGCTCTATGATGTTTACGCTCGGAGTAAAGAAGAAGTCGAAGCAATCAAAACAGAAGAGAAAAAAATAGAAGAAGCATTTCCTGGAGGACCCCCTTGCTTAAACAAATTAGCATCAACAGGTTTTGGTGAGGGTTCCAGAAACAATGCACTATTTAATGTAGCAGTTTATTATAAACAATCACATCCGGATAGTTGGGAGGATGAAATTGTAAAAGCTAATATGAAATTTATGGACCCACCATTAAGTAATAATGAGGTTCAACAGTTAATTAAATCAGTAAACAGAAAAGGTTATGACAAATATAGATGTAAAGATGCACCTATTAATGCAGTATGTCAGTCAGGTTTATGTAGAACAAAAAGATTTGGTGTAGGATTTGGTGAAGAAGAAATGCCTGTACTTGGAAGTCTTACAAAGTATTCATCTAATCCACCACAATGGTTTTTAAGTGTAGATAAAAAAAGAATAGAATTAAAATCAGAACAATTATACAGCCCAAACTTATTTGCATTAGCGTGTTTGGATCAGGCTAATTTAATTGTACCTATACCAAAACCAAAAGATTGGAAGCAGCATTTTTTAAAACCAATGATGCAGGACTTACAAGAGGTAGAACCTTTGGAGTCTTTGGATCCGGTCAATGAACTTACTGGACTCTTGCAAGACTGGACAACAAATAGACAATCAGCAAGAACTATAGACGATATATTTAATAAACTACCATACACTGATGGAGAGTTTACATATTTTAGAATGGAAGACTTTTATAATTTTTGTAAACGAAATCACTGGGAGATGGACAAAACTAAAACAGGTAACTTATTAAAACGACTAGATAACTTTACAGGAGAGGAGAGAGTACGAATCAAAAAACAACAACCAAGATTAGTTAAAATAAAAACAATGAAACAAACAGAAGCGTCTGTTTCTAAAACACCATATCAAGTAGAAAACTTTTAATGTTTGATAAGGATGTTGGGGTTAACTGGCACTTACGGTTTCGTTTAAAGATAGAACAATTAAACAAAGAGAATGAAGAACTTAAACTTAAAAACAAATTATTAACAAGAAGAATAAAAAAATATGAAGACAATAATACTAGGACCTCCTGGAACCGGAAAGACAACAACACTATTAAACCTGGTCGATGAGTTTATACAAGACGGTATAAGACCAAAACAAATAGGTTACTTTTCTTTTACCAAGAAGGCTGCAACCGAAGCAGCAAACAGAGCTGCGGAAAAATTTAACCTGGACATAGATAATGATCTAACTTTCTTTAGAACTTTACACTCTTATGCATTCAATCAATTAGGTATGACTAGAGAGAAGATGATGGGTAGTGAAGACTACAAAGAGTTTGGAGAAAAATGTGGTATTCCAATTAAGGTTGCAAAGTTTTCTGATGGTGATGGTACATTTAATTGTGATAACGAGTATCTTACAATCATAAATACAGCAGCTGTAAAGCGAATGGATCTTCTAGACTATTATGATTCTAGAAAAAATATACTAGACATAGAACGAAACACATTATTTTTATTAGCAGAAGAATTAAAAAGATTTAAAAAAGAAAAAGGACTCAAAGACTTTAATGATTTGATTGAAGACTTTTTATTAAAAGAAACTACCAATAAGTTTGAAGTATTGTTCATTGATGAAGCTCAAGACTTATCATTACTACAGTGGGAAATGGTAAGAAAGATTTGGGCAAGAGCAGGCAAGACTTACATAGCAGGTGATGATGACCAGGCTATATTTAAATGGGCCGGTGCAGATGTAGATCACTTCATAGCACTTAAAGAAGAGGTAGACGATATACAAACACTGGATCAATCTTACAGAATTCCTGGTGGACCTATACACGAGCTGTCTCAAAAAATAATTAATCAAGTACAAAATAGATTTGATAAAGATTATAAACCTAGAGAAGAAGAAGGAATCTTAAAAAGATATTCTGATATTACACAAGTAGATATGAGTGAGGGTAACTGGTTAGTATTATCTTCTGCAAATCATTTTCTAGATCAAGTCAAAGAAGTATGTGAGCTGCGAGGTTGGTACTATCAATACAAAGGACGTAACTCTATATCTTTAAAACTATTATTAGCATTAAACAACTGGGAGTCTTGGCGTAATGGTGCATTACTTAATCACCTGGAGATAAAAAATATATATGAATACCTTGGAGCAAATGTATTAGAAGGATTTAGAAAAGGTAAAACACTGCACGCAGATAATAAATATACATTAGCAGAGTGTCAGAAAGATCACGGCTTATTAGTAACAACAGTTTGGTATGAATCTTTTGAGGGACTTGATCCTATCACAGAGAATTACATTCGTAATATGAGGGCGAATGGTGAAACGTTAAATAGAAATCCTCGTATAACAATGTCAACTATACACGGAGCGAAAGGAGGAGAAGCTGACAAAGTTTTATTGATGCAAGACATAACGAACGCAGCACTTGAGACATTTAGTTATGATCCAGATGAATTACATAGATTATTCTACACTGGAGCGACGAGAGCGAAGCGTGAATTACACGTCTTGGACCCAAGAGATTTTGATCGAGCTTATATATTATGAACTGCTGGCACTGCAACACTGAATTAATTTGGGGTGGAGATCACGACACTGAAGATAATGAAGACTATGATATTGTAAGTAACTTATCTTGTCCTAAATGTCATTCAGCTGTGGATGTTTATCATTCATCTGAAAAATTAATAAAAGAATATGAAGAATATAAGGAGAAAAAAAATGACAACTAAAGATATATTTAAGAAAGCTACATACGATTCATTAGATAAACAAGTAGGTGGAAAACATTATCAAAATATGAAGATACAACCCGCTGAATTTATTAATGAAAACAAGTTGCTTTTTGCAGAAGGGAACGCTATAAAATATATCTGTAGACATCAATCGAAGGGAAAAGAAGAGGACGTGAGAAAAGCTATACACTATTTAGAGATGGTTCTTGAAAGGGATTACGAATGAGAAGTACCCAGATCCCGTTGTTTACACCAGAAACGGAATGGGTAATGCCGGAAGAACTAAAAGATCTTCGAGGACATAAAGAAATAGCAATCGATTTAGAGACTAATGATCCACATTTAAAAGAGCTGGGCTCTGGTAATGTCACTGGAAAAGGCCACATTGCTGGCGTTGCGGTGGCCGTAGAGGGCTGGTCAGGGTATTTCCCTATCAACCACGAGTCTGGTGGTAATATGGACAAAAATCTTGTTTTAACTTGGCTCAAAGATATTTGTAGCCAGGTAGATACTACCTTTATATTTCACAATGCAATGTATGATATCTGTTGGTTAAGATCAGCAGGGGTTATAGTCAAGGGTAAGATTGTTGACACTATGATAGCAGCGTCTTTGATTGATGAGAATAGATTGTCTTATCAATTAAATACACTAGCAAGATTTTATATAGGTATGGGTAAGGATGAAAGTATTCTTAATGCAGCAGCAAAAGAGTATGGACTAGATCCTAAAAAAGATATGTGGAGATTGCCAGCGCTTTTTGTTGGGCAGTACGCGGAACGAGATGCGGAGTCTACACTTAAACTTTGGAAAAGATTAGAGACAGAATTATATCAACAAGAGTTATGGGATGTGTTTAACTTGGAGACAAAATTATTTCCTTGTTTAGTTGATATGAGGTTCAAAGGTGTAAGAGTTGATTTAGACAAAGCAGCTAATATTAAAAAAAATCTTATGCAACGTGAGTCTAAAATTGTTAGTAAAATCAAAAGTTTAACAGGAGTTGACGTAGAAATACACGCAGCTCGAAGTATCGCAAAAGCGTTTGATAAATTAAAACTTCCGTATGACAGGACAGAGAAAAGTAAAGAGCCAAGTTTTACAAAAAACTTTTTACAAAATCATCCACACGAATTACCAAAACTAA